AGATCGATTATCTGGTCGGGCTTGAAAAGCAACAGCGCATTGACCCGAAGGCGCTGCCCCGCACGCCGAAGCATGAGAGCGACGCTGACGGCGCGACCGAGGCGTTGCGGTATGTCGCGGAGGAGCAGGATTACGATGCCAAGCGTTCCGGTGTTTGGCGCAACATGTTGGTTGAGGGCTACGGCGGGATTGGCGTGTCTGTGGCTGAGGCCATGGATTACAACGGCCAGCCGGGCATTGAGGTCCGTATCCGCCGCTATTCGTGGGATCGGCTGTTCTTCGACCCGCACTCTGCGGAAACTGATTTCTCGGATGCTGGCTATCTCGGCGCGGTCCTGTGGATGGACTACGACGATGCGCTGGCGATGTACAAGGACAACCCGGACGCTGCGAACATCCTGGATGTGACGCTCACCACGGCACCGAGCGATACCTACGACGACAAGCCGAAGCATTCGCTGTGGGCCGATAAGAAGCGCAAGCGCGTTCGCATCTGCCAGATTTGGGTCAAGCGCGACGAACAGTGGCATTTTGCTGAGTACACGAAGGGCGGCATCCTGAAGGCCGGTCCTTCGCCGTATAAGACTGACAAGGGCGAGAGCGACTGCGAGCTTGTCCTGCAATCGGCTTATTGCGACCGCGACAACAACCGCTATGGCCTCGTGCGCGAGATGATCTCGCTGCAGGACGAAATCAACAAGCGTCGGTCGAAGTCGCTGCATCTTCTGTCGGCAAATCAAACGCTGTACGAAGAAGGCGCAATCGACAATATCGAGCTGTTCCGCCGCGAGAAGGCAAAGGCGGACGGCACTATGAAGGTGGCTCCGGGCGCGCTGGCTAATCAGCGTGTGCAGACCATTAGCGGCGTAGACGTTGCGACAGCTCAGTTCCAGCTTTTGCAGGAATCAAAGAACGCCATCGACCTGAAGGGTCCGAACGCCACGGAAATGGGCGACAAGACGCAGGGATCGAATGCTGCGTCTGGCCGGGCCATCGTTGCCAGCCAGCAGGGCGGCATGATTCAGATCGGTGACTTGATGGACAATCTGCGCCATCTGGACCGCCGCGTGTTTCGTGCCATGTGGAACCGCATTCGCCAGTACTGGACGGCGGAGAAGTGGATTCGCGTCACGGACGACGACCAGAACGTCAAATGGGTTGGCGTCAACGTCGATCCGCAGCAGATTCAGATGTTGGCTGCGCAAGACCCGCAGGCCGCACAGAAGATCGCCGGGATTGTCGGCAATGTTGCAGAGCTTGATTGCGACATCATCATTGATGAAGCGCCGGACAGCCTGTCGCCGCAGCTTGAACAGTTCCAGTCGCTTGTTGAGCTGAAAAAGTTCGATACCGATGGCGAAATTCCGTTCAAGTCGATTGTTCGCGCCGCGCCAAACCTCAAGGGCAAGCAAGCCATCCTCAACGAGATGGAGCAGCGAGCGGAGCAGAAGGCGCAGGCGAGCAAGCCAGCGCAAGAATTGCAGATGCGTGGCGCGCAGGCGGAGGTGGCCGAAACCGAATCCAAGGCCGCGCTCAACATCGCCAAGGCGCACGAGGCCGGGATGCCTGATCAGGCGCAGCAGCCACAGCAGGGCCAGTACGAAGCCCCAGCAGAGCTGCAGAACGCCAAGATCGTGGCGGAGATCGAAAAGCTGTTGTCCGAAGCGCGCAAAAGCGATGCGACCACAGCCAAGACAGAAATGGAAACCTCGCTCGCGCCAATGCAGGCAGCGCACCAAGTTTCCATGGATCGGGACAATTTCAGGCAGGGCGTTCAGGACCGTGCCGCAGATCGCAAGCTGGCGGCGCGAAAGCCGCAGGCTGCTTAATTAATACCGCCGCCGGGTTACGGGCGTTTGAGATCGTGTCTCACACAACACGCGGTGCCGCCGACCAACGGGCGTATGTGACTAATCACACAAACTAGGATGCCATGACTGAATCTCTGGACAATATCCTGTCCGGGAGCGGCGAAGCCGTGACCGAACAGAACACCGCTGTTGAGGAAAACGTAACGCAGGCTGAAGGCGAAAGCCAGCAGCAGGCCAATGCAGACGACAACGAAGGCCAACAGCAGGGCGGACAAAAGACCGTTCCGCATGAAGCCCTCCACGCCGAGAAGCAGAAGGTCAAGCGCTACACCGAGGAAGTATCGAGCCTCCGCCAAGAGATAGCGGATCGCGATGCTGCCTGGGAGCGCCGCATAGCGCAGCTTGTCGAGGCCCAAAAGCCGAAGGCAGAACCTCAGCAGAAGCCAGATTGGTTTGAGAACCCGGAAGCCGCAACGCAACACGCTGTGCGGGAGACGATCAGTCCTCAACTCGATCAGGTCACGACAACCTTGATGGCTACCTCTCAGATGGTGGCAGGCATCAAGTACGGCGATGACAAGGTGGCGGAGGCAGAGCAGGCGTTTCTTGACGCCATGCGAAGCCAGAAGCTCGATCCAGCAGATTATCACAAAGTGGCAAACAGCCCGAACCGCTATGCGGCGGCTGTTCAGTGGCATCAACGCCAGCTTGCTCAAGCAGAGATCGGTGACGACCCGGCGGCCTACAAGGCCAAGCTGGAAGCCGAGGTGCGTGAGAAGGTTTTGGCAGAACTTCAGCAGGGCGACGGCCAGCAGACGCAACAGCGTCAGGCCGCGATGCCCTCCAACTTCGCATCGGCCCGCAACGTGGCCAATCGCAGCGCCGGTCCCGCGTGGTCCGGGCCTGCATCCATTCAGGACATCTTCAAGCGATAACCCGCCGTCACGACGGCGCGCGAACAGGTGTCCGCATCCGAAAGGATAGACATCCATGGCTGACTCTCGTGTAGCCTCTGGTCTCACTGTCGAACAGTGGGACGACAAGTTCTTCACCGAATACCTGACCGAAAACCGCTATTCCGGCGAAATGGGTACGGACGAAAGTTCGATTATCCAGGTCAAGGAAAACCTGACCAAGAAAAAGGGCGACCGCGTTAATTTCGCGCTCGTCAATAAGCTGACCCAGGATGCGATCACCGGTCGCGACGTTCTGGAAGGCAACGAAGAAGACATGGCCTCGCGCTCGTGCGAAGTCACTGTCAACAAGCGCCGTAACGGCGTTCGCGTCGCTGAAATCGATGAGCAGTATTCGGCAATCGGCCTCCGTGAGGCTGGCCGCTCGGTCCTCAAGGAATGGTCCCTGAAGGATACCGAAACGCTCATCACCAAGTCGCTCGGCACCATGACTGACGGTACTTCCGTCATCAACATGAACGCCACTGATGTGGCCGCTGGCGGCAACCAGACCGCGCTTGACGCATGGCTGGTGAACAACAGCGACCGCGTGTACTTCGGCAACAACGCCTATACGGCAAAGACTGACTTGTCGGCTGGTCTGGCGACGTTGACCAACGCGACCGCGACCGAGAACTTCACCTCGGTAAACGCCAAGGCCATGAAGTTCATGGCGACGGTGACTGCGAACCCAAAGATTCGCCCGATCCGTGTCGATGCATCGAAGGGCCGCCGTTACTTCATCGCGTACTGCCACCCGCTGGCTTTCCGCGATTTGCAGGCGGACACCACGATCACGCAGGCACAGCGTGAAGTGAAGCTGGAGATGGAGAACAACCGTCTCTTCCAAGGCGGCGATCTGCTCTGGAACGGCATCATCTTCAAGGAAGTGCCGGACATGTACGACATCAACACCCTTTCCAATCTGGGCGACTCCAGCACTTCGACCGTTGTGCCGGTGTTCCTGTGCGGTGCGCAGGCTGTTGGCGCGGCATACGCAAAGCGCTGGACCTCGAAGGAGCAGACCTTCGACTACGGCGACAAGCGCGGCGTGGCTATCGAGTCGATCTACGGCATCGAGAAGCTGACCTTTGGCACGGGCGGCAGCGACCGCACGACCCCGAAAGACTTCGGCGTTGTGACCGGCTTCTTCTCCGTCTCGGCAACCTCGTAAGGAGTCTGACACATGGCTATTGGAACTGTTGCTTCCGCTCAGGTTGACTCTGGCAAGCCTGTGGCGGGCCATGGCTTTGCGGGAAACCTCAAGGTCGCTTATGGCACGTATAACATCGGCTCTGCTGTCGCGCAGAACGATGTTATCAAGATGTGCCGCACCCCGAAGGGCGCGGTCATTCTCGACGTTGCCATTTTCGGTCAGGACATCGATACGGGCACGGAAGCGCTCGACTTCGATGCTGGCTACGCCGCCAACGGCGTGGACGCTGCTGACACCGATGCTTGGGGCGTGTTTGTGAACGTCACCGGCGACGGTATCGGAAACGACACCGCGACCGTGCGCCTGTTCGGTGCTGGCGTGCTTGCTTCTGGCGGTCCGAAGACTCTGGGCGCGGAGACCGTGCACCAGATCATCTTCAACGCAGCGGCGAACGCAGGCGGTACTGGCCGCCTCAACATGCTGGTCTACTACATCATCCCATAACGGCAATTGAGCGGGGGCTTCGGCCCCCGTTCTCCTTTTGAGGGTCAAGCATGTCTAAGACAGCCGACAATCTCGTTTATGAGGTCGCCGCCATTCTCGGCAAGGCTGTTGCAGGCGAGGCGCTTGGTCAGCCTGAATACGACACGATCGACAACAATATTGATCCCGTTCTCGCTGAGATTGAGAACATCGTCTATGTGGGCGACCGCGACGACATTCCGGATCGCTATTTCCAGACCATCGCACGGCTTGTTGCAGTTCATTCGGCAGCGAAGTTCAGCAACGCCCCCGTCGATCTCGTGGAAGTGACGAAGCACGAGAACCGGCTTCGTGATCTTGCGGCCTCGCAACCGACATACCAAACGCAGAAGGCGGTCTATTACTAATGACCGCGATCCCGTTTCCCTTGCTGTCCGCACCGGGGCGAAAGCCGCAGTCAGCGGGCGGCAGGCTTATCAATTGCTTCCCTGAGAAACTGAGCGGGACGGCTGGCGAGCAATACATCTATTGGCGCGCGCCGGGCCTGAAGACATTCGGCACAAGCGAGGGCGCAACATTTCGAGGCGCGCTGCAAGTCGGCAGTACGGTTTATGCCGTCATTGACGACA